AACCGTATTTGAACCAGAAGATTTACAATTTTATGAAGAAACTTATCAAAAAGATCCAGCAGAAAAAAGAGGAGTTGATGGCAATTTATGGGTTTGGGAAAGTCCTGATTATACAAAATCTTATATGGTTACAGCCGACGTATCTAGAGGTGACTCTACTGACTTTTCTACGTTTCACGTAATGGATATAGAAAGTTGTGTTCAGGTAGCAGAGTACAAAGGGAAGTTATCCCCGAAGGAATTCGGTAACGTCTTGGTAGGAATCGCTTCTGAATACAATGATGCGCTTCTAGTAGTAGAAAACGCAAATATAGGGTGGTCTACCATAGAACAGATATTAGAAAGAGAATATAAGAATATGTACTACAGTTCAACCTCTAACCAAGATACAGTTGAATCGTATATGTCGAAATATGAAAGAGAGAAACTCGTTCCCGGCTTTACAATGTCAATGAAAACGCGTCCATTAGTGGTTGCAAAGATGATGGAGTATATTAGAGAGAAAGCAGTTACTGTTCAATCTAAAAGGTTACTACTTGAGATGAGAGTATTTGTATGGAAGAACGGAAAAGCCCAAGCACAGATAAATTATAATGATGATTTAGTGATGGCCTTCGCAACCTCACTATACGTAAGGGATACCGCATTGAGACTAAGACAGCAAGGTCTTGACTTAGCTAGAGCACAACTTTCCTCTTTCTCAAATCTTAATGCAAAAAACCAAGCTGTTATATCAACAGTTGGTTCCTACCAAAATAATCCGTATCTTATAGATATGGGTGGCCAGCAGAAGGAAGATATAAGCTGGTTATTTTAAACGAATCTATTTATAACTAAAGACATTTTAATTAAATGGCAGATAAAGGCTTATTTAGTAGACTACAGAGACTCTTCGCAACAGACGTACTTATACGTAACGTAGGTGGTGATGAGTTAAAAGTAATCGATCCTAATCAAATACAAACAACCGGTAAATACCAGACTAACTCTCTTATAGATAGGTTTAGTAGATTATATGTCTATAATAATAGAAATATATTTAACCCGAATTTAAACTTTCAAACTCTAAGAATACAGTTATACTCTGACTATGAAGCTATGGATACAGATCCTATTTTAGCTTCTGCATTAGATATTATAGCCGATGAAGCAACAGTAAAAAACGATTTTGGTGAAGTTTTAGCTATTAGGTCTTCTGACGAAAATATACAACGAGTTTTATATAATTTATTTTACGATATACTTAATATTGAATTTAACCTATGGTCATGGACTCGTAACATGGTCAAGTACGGAGACTTCTTTTTAAAGTTAGAGATTGCAGACGGTTTAGGGGTATACAATGTACTACCTTATACGGTTTACCATATTTCACGACATGAAGGAGAAGATCATGAAAATCCGACTAAAGTAACTTTTCAGATCGACTTAGATGGTTTAGCTACTTCACAAAGTCCTAACTATACTCCTAATACAAATAAGAAAGTAATTAAGTTAGACAATTACGAAATGGCCCACTTTAGGTTAATTTCAGATACTAACTACTTACCTTATGGACGTTCTTATTTAGAACCAGCTCGTAAGATCTTTAAACAGTTAACTTTAATGGAAGATGCGATGTTAATTCACCGTATCATGAGAGCTCCAGAAAAGAGAATGTTCTATATTAACGTAGGTCAGATACCACCAGCAGAGGTTGAACAGTTTATGCAAAAGACTATCAACACTATGAAAAAGACTCCTTACATGGGTCAAGATGGTCAGTATAACTTACGATTTAATCTACAAAATATGATGGAAGATTACTACCTACCTGTAAGGGGAGGTGATACTTCTACTCGTATTGAAACTACAAAAGGTTTAGAATACGACGGAACAAACGACGTTGTTTACTTAAGAGATAAATTATTTGCTGCATTAAAGATACCTAAAGCTTACTTTGGATATGAAGGAGAGTTAAACGGTAAAGCAACTTTAGCAGCAGAAGATATTCGTTTTGCTAGAACAGTAGAGAGAGTGCAAAAGATTATGGAATCTGAGTTAACAAAGATTGCATTAGTCCATTTATATGCTCAAGGCTTTACCGGTGAATCGTTAGTTAACTTTGAAATTAAATTAACAAATCCTTCTATTGTTTACGAACAAGAAAGAGTTGCTTTAATGAAAGAAAAGATTGACTTAGCAGCTCAGATGATAGATACTAAATTATTCTCAACAGATTATATTTACGATAATATCTTCCACTTATCAGAAGATAAGTACAATGAGATGCGAGAGTTAATTAGAGAAGATTTCAAGAGAAACTTTAGATTAGCTCAGATAGAAGGAGAAGGAAACGATCCTGCACAATCAGGAAGATCTTACGGTACACCACATGACCTAGCGTCAATGTACGGTAGAAGATCAACTGCTACAGATAGACTTTCAGGAGGAGGGCCAGGCTCAGTACCACCAGGGTACGAAGATCATCCAGCTCCACCAAAAGGATTAACTGACCCAGGGGAAGAGGGTGGACGTCCTAGAACAAATATGTCAATGTATCATACCAATGACAATCCATTAGGAGGAAGAGATCCATTAGGCAGCCAAGGAATGAAAGGCGGTTATCCAAGCGATAACGAGAACGTAATGGAAGGGTTAAATACAAAAGCTGTTTACCATCGAAATAAAGAAGTACTTAAAGAAATGGTCTTTAATACTCAGAAGAAAGATGAATCAAATCTACTAAAGGAAGACAATATTAGAGATTTAGGTGAATAAAGCATATTTATAATAGGAAACCTATAAGATGAAAGTAAAACATTCGAAGTATAAAAACACAGGACTGATATTTGAATTGCTTGTAAAGCAAATCGCATCAGATACCCTATCTAAAAAAGATTCTCCTGCATTAAGTGTATTAAAGAAATTCTACGCAGGAAAGTCCTCTTTAGCTAAGGAGTATAAACTCTATGAATTTATATCAAAAAACAGTAATGTTTCTCCTCTAAGAGCAGAAGCAATACTATCAACAATAACAGAAATCTCTCGCAAGTTAGATCAAGCTGCTATTAAGAAACAAAAGTATGAATTAATTGCAGAAATAAAAACTCACTACAGTGTAGACGAGTTCTTTGCAATACAAGTAAGAGACTATAAAGCACTAGCTGCTTTATATTGTTTATTAGAAACACAAAATAACGCAGAGAATGTTGACCCTAGTTCTTTAATTGAAAATAAAACTACAATTTTAGAACACTTAACTTCAAAAGCTCAAAACGAAGATGATGTAAAAGATACCTTAATCGAAGAGTATTCAAAATACGATAAAGATTTAAGATTACTTACATTTAAAATTTTATTAGAAAAGTTTAATGACAGCTATAAAGATTTACTTCCGGAACAAAAAAATATTTTAAAAGAGTTTATAACTTCTGTTAATTCAACTACTCGCCTTAGAACAATCGTAAACGAAGAATTAGAAAAGATTGCAACAAAGGTAGTAGAATTGTCTCAGAAGGTATCTGATCAGGTTATTAAGATTAAACTAGAAGAGGTAAAGAAAGCTATTAAACCTGTGTCAAACAAGGAGAAAATAGGGGATACCCACTTAGTTAACCTTATGCAGTACTACGAGTTAGTACATGAACTTGAAACGATATGAAAATAAGCGAATTAAGAAAATTAGTACAAGAAGTACTAGAAGAAGCTAACGTAACCAATGTTGGCGGTTCTACATACACTCCCGGAGCAAACGATGCATTCGCTACTCGATTTGCTTTTGGAGGAAAGAAAGATAACAAAGCAACAAATTATGCGAAGAAGCTAGGCTTTAAAAAAGTAAGCCGTCCAAGCAGACCTTCAAATACAAAATTAATAGACTATCTAAATGAAAACGCTACAAGAAAAGTTTAACGCTGTAAACGAAAACAGATATACAAAAGCTGAATTCTTACGTGATGCTCAAAAACAATACCCTCAATTTATTACTCAGTTTAATGGGTATGAAGATAGTATTCAAATCTTTAAAAATAGAGGATTGATAGCAGAAGTAAAAGAAGTAGTTTATGATAACAAATCAGAAGATAGTTACTCACCAGAGACTATTCGTAGAGGAGTTGATATTGAATTAGACGCTATGGGTGTTGATTCTGCCGGTAAAGTAGAAGAGAAAGAATACGAGAAAGCTAAGAAGAAAGCAATGGCTAACTTAGAAAAAGATTGTAACTACTACTTGAACCTTATGGCTAAAGAATCTACTAAAGTAGATAAGCACGATCAAATGGTAGCTGCTAAAGATAATAACAAAGTAGACACTTTTAACGGTATGAAGAAAGCCGAATTAAAAGAAGCTATGAAGAAAGTTATTATTAACTTATTAGAAGATAAGCAACCATTAAATGAAGCTGCAGCCGAGAAATTAGAACAGTATATTAACTACGAGAACCCAGACAATCAAGACTTAGCAGCAAGAATTAGAAAAGGTGCTACAGACTTAGCCGCACATATTGCTAAGATTGAAAAAATGTACTTAGATACAAGAGAAAATATAGAAGGTATTTATGAAGAAATTGGTTCATTTATGGCCCCTGCAGTATCTAATGCATTTAAAGAAGATTTAAAACCAGTAATGGCCAAATATTTTGCTATAGAAACTCCGAAATCTAGACGTTTATCTCCAGAAGAGTTAGAGCAGTTAGGATACTCAGCAGGTAATTCTAGAGGAGCAATGTTTTCGATGAAAGAAGGCAAAATTATAAAAAAGAAATAAGCATGGCATTATTAGTAGAAGTACAAGCCTTTAGACCTATTCTTAGAGAATCTAAGGAAAGACCTGGAGTATACGAAGTAGAAGGTATTATGCAACGTGCTGGAGCTAAAAACCAGAACGGACGTGTTTACGATAAACAAATACTTTTACGAGAAGTAGATAAGTATATAACCGAGTTTGTTAAAAACGGTAACGCATATGGTGAATTAGATCATCCAGAATCTGCTTTAGTATCTCTAAAGAACGCATCCCACATCATAAAAGAATTATGGTGGAAAGGTGATGAACTAATGGGAAGAGTAGAACTACTTAATACACCATCAGGTAATATCGTAAAAGAAATTATTAAAGCAGGTCATACTATAGGTATCTCTTCAAGAGGTACAGGATCTGTTCAACCAACTAACGAAGGTACTTTAGAAGTACAACCAGATTTTGAACTAGTTTGTTGGGATTTCGTATCTAATCCATCTACACATGGTGCCTTTATGAATCCAATCTCATTAAACGAAAGTATACAGTCTGTGTCTAAATTTAGTAAATTAGACAACATTATAAACGATATATTAAGAGCGTAATGAAACTAACAGCAATTATACTGGAGAACGACAACAAAGTAGATCAACTAGCAGCAGCCTTAGGTAGCGAGTTTAAAACACTTGCTAACGGTATTAATGCAGAATTTGATAAAGTAGATGACCCTAAAGAAGGTCTTCTTACTACAGCAAGTCTTATAGTAGCATTACCTGCTATACTAGGTTTAATTGCACGTCTAGGAAGAAACGCTTCTAAATTAGTAAGACAAATATTCGGTGATAAACCAGAAGATCCATCTGCTGCTGAAAAGTATTTCCAAGATATGGGTGTATTAGCGGATAAATTACATCATTTATATGTTAGACCTATTGAAGCAATCGTTCATAAGTTTGTTAAAGATCCTAAAAAAGCTCACAACATATCTAACGCTATATTTCACGTAATAGTAGCAATCTTCTTAATCGCTTCAGGTGTTACAGCAGTAAAAGCATTACAGGCTAAAAATATTAGTTTAGCTAGTTTAGAAGGCGCCCTTGCTGCTGTCAAAGGCAGTGAGGTTAAACAGTACATAGGTAAGTTTTTCTAGGAATTAACCGGTTTCGGAAAATAGTATATATTTATATACAAATATACCGTTCTTATACGGTATCTACACTACAAAATTCTATTACGATTTTAATAATCGTACAAACCACACCAATTTTATTGTAAAATGGCAAACAAAGATTTATTCAAGCAAGCTATTGCTGAAGCCAAATCTGTCCGTGAAGCCGCTATCGCTAATGCAAAACAATCTTTAGAAGAGAGTTTAACTCCTCATTTAAAAGATATGTTAGCCGCTAAACTTCAAGAACTAGAAGGTTCTGAAGAGGTAATTGCAGAAGAAGGATTAGTAGCAGAAAGTGACTTAGGATTCAGTGAAGCAGCAGAGGATGATTCAGAAGAATCTGAAGACGATGCTGCAGCAGCAGAAGATGCACCGGAAGGTGAAGAAGCTCCAGAAGGAGAGATGGGTGCTGATGAAGATAAAGAAGTAAGCGACTTATCAGTTGAAGACTTCAAAACTTTAATCCGCGATATCATCGCTCAAGAAATGGGAGCAGGCGCTCCTCAAGGAGAAGAAATTCCTGGCGAAGAGATGCCAGCAGGAGATGACTTAGAAGGCCCAGCACCAGATGTTGCGGACGGAGAAGAAATCGACCTAGAAGAACTTTTAAAAGAATTAGAAGGAATGGGTGCACCAGCTAAAGAAGAAGGAGCAATGTCTCCAGAAGCAGAAGCAGGTCCATCTAAAGAAACACAAATTGCTGAATTAGAAGCTAAGTTAACTGAGTTGAGAGCAGGAATGTTCGATAACTTTGAAGAATGGAAAAAATCATTCCCTCAAGGTACTCAATTTGCTGATGAAAACGGCTACATGATGGCTAAAGATGCAAAAGGTGCAGAATTAGGCAAATGGAACCCAATTACACAAATGGGTTCACATGCTGATGACTTCCAATACAAGTCTTTAGAAGAAAAAGAAGAAGAAAAAGACTTACCAGCAGCACCAGGTGAATACGGAGGTATTAAAGGTGGTATGGTAGGTGAAATGAAAGAAGCTTTAGAAACAATCCAATCTTTAAAGAAGGATTTAACTGAAGTTAATTTATTAAACGCTAAATTACTTTATTTAAACAAAGTATTAAAAGCAAACAATTTATCCGAAACACAACAAGTGAATGTCATCGCTGCCTTTGACAAAGCTGAGACGGTAAAAGAAGTAAAATTAGTATTCGAAACTATCTGCGAGAGCTTAGTAATTAAAAAAGAAACTAACCCTATCAAAGAATCAAGAGGTTTCGCTAGCAAAGCAACTGGAATTACTGCAAGTAATCCAGGAGTAATTAGCGAAGTATCTGAGACAGTTCGTAGAATGCAAAAATTGGCAGGAATTATTTAAAATAACAATCAAACAAATTAAACCTTACAAAAATGGAAATTAATTCATTATTGGAAAGCTCAAACACTTTCAAAAGCCAAGCAGCTGATTCAGCTCGTTTAGCAGATAAGTGGAGCCAATCAGGCTTGTTAGAAGGTCTTTCTGGAGAGAAAGAAAAGACTAACATGGCTATGATCCTAGAAAACCAAGCTAAGCAAATCGTTGCTGAAGCTAACACAACCGGAACTGGTGGTACATTTACTGCTGGTAATGGTGAACAATGGGCTGGTGTTGCTTTACCGTTAGTACGTAAAGTATTCGCTCAGATCTCTGCAAAAGACTTTTTATCAGTTCAACCAATGAACTTACCTTCAGGTCTTGTATTCTATCTTGATTTCAAATACGGTACTTCAAAAGCTCCATTCGCGGATGGTGATAACATGTACGGTGCTTTGGATACATTAGATACTGATCCTACAGGTGGTCTTTACGGCGTAGGTCGTTTCTCTTACTCTTTGAACACAAAGACTCAAGAAGACGCAGCTTACACAGTATCTGCTGCTAATTCAGCTTCTATCGGATATGAAAGCGGTATTAACCCATCTAACTACGTAGTAGTAACTGCAACTTTACCAGCTGCAACTAACTTCGACGCTAAAGGTGTTCGTGCTTTTGCTTTATTATCTGCTTCTGTTAACTTAGACGCAAATATCTTAAAAGCTTACACTACTACAAACGGTACATCAACTGTAGCTTTCGTAGTATTAGGTTCAGCTATCAATAAAGTAGCAGGTGATACAGGTTCTGCTGGTACTTCTAACTTCGATGTAGTTTACCACAAACAACCAGTTGATAACGCTCGTGGTGATTTCGAAGCTAACTCTTCAGCTGCGGTAGATAACTCTATCACAATCCCTGAAATTGACGTTCAATTACGTTCTGAGGCAGTAGTTGCTAAGACTCGTAAATTGAAAGCACAATGGACTCCAGAATTCGCTCAAGACTTAAATGCTTACCATAGCATTGATGCTGAAGCTGAATTGACTTCATTGTTGAGCGAATATATCTCTATGGAGATCGATTTAGAATTGATCGACATGTTGATTCAAGATGCTCGTACTACTGAAAAGTGGTCTGTAGAGAATAACAAAGTATGGAATGGTTCAGCTTGGACTACTTCAACTTCTGATTTCTATAACACACAAGGTCAGTGGTTCCAAACTTTAGGTACTAAGATTCAAAAAGTATCTAATAAAATTCACCAAAAGACATTACGTGGTGGTGCTAACTTCTTAGTATGTTCTCCAAACGTAGCAACTATCTTGGAATCAATTCCTGGATATGCTGCTGATACAAACGGCGACAAAATGGAGTTTGCAATGGGTGTTCAAAAAGTTGGTAACTTAAACAGTCGTTTCAAGGTTTACAAAAACCCTTACATGACTGAGAATACCATCTTAATGGGCTTCCGTGGTGGTCAATTCTTAGAGGCTGGTGCGGTTTACGCTCCTTATGTGCCTTTAATGATGACTCCATTAGTGTACGATCCAGAAACATTTACTCCACGTAAAGGTTTGATGACTCGTTACGCTAAGAAAATGATCCGTCCAGAATTCTATGGTAAGATCTTTATCACAGATTTAGAGCAAATCTAATCTAGGATAGAATAATAGAGAGAGAGGCCTTCGGGCCTCTTTTTTTGTTTATATAGGTCTTTATCGTCTATTTATAAACATATAAAGAGTTGTTTCATTAAATAAAGATCTATGACATCAAAACCGCACACTGATGAGGTATATGTTGAAAAACGTAAACCTAAGTATCCAATCAAGTTTAACATTCAGCTCAACGAGGAGCAAAAGATCGCCAAGTCTATAATTATAGAAAACCCGATAACAGTTATAAAGGGTATGGCAGGTTCCGGAAAGACATTAGTAGCAGCTCAAGCAGCTCTAGATATGTTATTTAATAAAGAAGTAGAACGTATTGTTATTACAAGACCAACCGTTTCCAAGGAGGATATAGGCTTCTTACCAGGAGATATTAAAGAGAAGATGGATCCTTGGTTAGCACCCATCTATCACAATCTATACATGCTTTATGATAAGGTTAAGATAGATAGAGACTTAGATAACGGTAAGATAGAAATTGTACCATTTGCATTTATGAGAGGAAGAACTTTTGTTGATTCTTTTGTAATTGTCGACGAGGCTCAAAACGTTACTCATTCCCAAATGGAAGCTGTAATAGGTCGATTAGGAAAAGGAAGTAAAATGGTAATATGTGGCGACATGGCACAAATTGATTTACACTCTAAAAAAGAGACAGGGTTTTCTTTTTTAACAAGAGTAGAAGAACAAGTAAAAGGCTTTAGAGTTGTCAACTTAGAAAAGAATCACAGACACGCAATAGTAGCTCCGGTTCTAAAGGTATACGAAACTTTTAGGGACTAAAGATAGTTACTATTTATTAATAAAATAAAGTAGAATGGCTAATATACAGATATGGAACGGTTCATCACAGTTTGCAGCAGGGCAAACCCCGTTTGGATTTTATGACACAGATTCTGAGTTTATCGCTGAAGCTGATAAAGTAGCAAAATACTGTGCTATAAAATTAGGATGGCCTTTGATGGATGTTGAATTAACATCTGGGTCTTTTTACGCTGCTTTTGAAGAAGCAATTACACAGTACGGTAATGAACTATATCAACAACAAATACAACAAAACTTCTTATCAGTACAGGGGGGTAACTCATCTATAAACCTAAATGCTACCTTAGTTCGTCCTTCTTTAAATAGAATGATCGAAATTAGTAAGAATTATGGTACAGAAGCAGGAGTAGGTGGAACTGTAAGAAAATATTCAGGATCTTTAGATACAGTACCTGATCAACAGAACTACGACTTAAACTTATGGGCAACCCAACAAGGTATAACAGGAGGAATTGAAATTAGAAAAGTATTCTACGAAGCTCCTCCTGCTATATTAAGATATTTTGACCCTTATGCAGGTACTGGTACAGGTGTACAGTCTTTAATGGATGCTTTTGACTTTGGATCATATAGTCCAGGTGTAAACTTCTTATTAATGCCAACATCTTTTGATATATTAAAAGTTCAAGCAATTGAATTCAATGATCAGGTAAGACGTTCAGCTTATTCCTTCGAATTAGTAGCAAATCAACTAAAATTATTTCCAATACCTAAGAATGGCGGTAAACTATTCTTTGAATACTATAAAAATTCAGATAAAAGGTATATTGACGACGGAGTAATGTTAGGAGGAGGTTCTGCAGGCTCTAATTACGGGGGTACTACAAATACAAATAATATAATTACAAATATCTCTAACGTACCGTATGCAAATCCGGTATATTCTGATTTTAACGCCCCATCTAAAGCATGGGTGTATAATTATGCAGCAGCTACAGCGAAAGAGATGCTAGCATATATAAGAGGCAAGTATACTTCAATACCTGTTCCAGGTTCTGAAGCTACATTAAACCAAAGTGACTTATTAGCAGATGCTAGAACAGAAAAAGCAGGGTTGATAGAAAGTCTTAGAGCTAATTTAGCTTCAACTAACATGACATCCTTATTAGAAGCAAAAGCAAGCGAAGCTAAATTTTTAAACGACACTTTACAAGGTGTTCCAATGCTTATTTACATAGGATGATAAAACTACTTAAGATATTAACCGAAGAAGAGTATAATACATACCAAGGATTAGTAAGAATTACTATATCCCCTGATGTGACTATACAAGAAACCGGTGAATTAATGAGAGCCATGCCTGGAGTTATAACAGTAACACAGGTATCTCACAACGACAGTAACAATACAGCTGTAATGAAGATGAAAATCATTACAAAACAACAAGCAGAACCGGCTTTTGCTAAATTAAAACAAGTTTCATTAAGTAAAATACCTCAAATAACAAAGTTTGAGTTCGCACCTAAAACAATTGAGGTAAAATGATATTTGGAAGTACAAGAGATTTTGGACTACTTACTAATATAGGTAGAGAATTACTCAAAGATATAGTTGAGCAAGAGATCTTATACTATAAATTTAGTGTAGAAGATACAGAAGCTAATATATACGGGGAAGCTCTTAGTAAATCCTTCTGGAATGCAATAAAACTAAACTGTTTTATTACTAGAGGTGACCAAATAATCACAGATGACGACTTTGGACCAGACTTAACAAGAGAAGCTTCCTTTGCATTCATAAGACAAGACTTAGTAGATACAAGTATAGTACCAGAGGTAGGAGATATCTTACTTTGGCATGAAAACTACTACGAAGTAGACACTGTTGTAGAGAATCAACTGTTCTTAGGTAGAGATAGCAGCTATAATTTTACACAATACGGCTCTCAATTCGGAAGCTCAGTATCAATTATAGTTAAATGTCACCTAACCAGAGCAGAAAAAGTAGGAATAACACAAGTAATTATATAATAGATGGCTAATAATAAACCAATACCTAAAACACAGCTAGAAATCGCACAAAGTTTTGTGGATCCGCTACTGAATACAGGTAAATCCCCGTCTGTTGATAATAAAAGAAGAGAATTACAGAAGACTGTAAAGAATGATAATGTAAAACAGTTCTCTTTAGGTCTAAAAGATATAGATGAGACTATATTTTACTACTTTACTAAGGTAATTAGACCGACAGTAATACAAAATGGACTAAAAAAAGAGGTACCATTACTATATGGCTCACCAGAACGATGGGCTGCTGTACAGAAAGATGGATTCTATAGAGATAAAGGCGGAAAGATACAAGCTCCTCTTATAATGTTTAAGAGAGACTCAGTAGAAAAGAATAGAAGCTATGGAAATAAGATAGATGCTAACAATCCTCTTAACTATGGCATCTTTGAAAAGACTTTTTCTAAGAAAAACATATATGACCGCTTCAGTTTACTAAATAATAGAGACGAAGTAAAGGAATACTACGCTGTTATCATGCCAGACTTTGTAGATATTACATATTCTTGCATAATCTTTACAGATTACGTAGAACAAATGAATAAATTAGTAGAAGCTATTAACTTTGCATCAGATTCTTACTGGGGAGACCCGGAAAGATTCAGTTTTAGAGCAATGATTGATAGTTATGCACAGACTACAGAATTAGCAACAGGTTCTGATCGAACAGTTAAGACTACTTTCACCATAAAACTGTTAGGACACATAGTTCCTGACTCAATAAACGCTACGGTGAAGGGTATGAATAAATTCTACTCCAAAGCAGCTCTCAACTTTGGTTTTGAAATGGTATCAGACATTTCAACACAATCAACTATTAAACCCGTGGTAGGAAAAACAAGATTTTACGACAAAGCCAGCGAAACTTTGAACTTAACAACAATTGAAGAATCTATGACAGCAGATCAGAAAGCATACGTAGCATTACAACGTATATTTAGTAGTAATACTACTAATACAGCAGTTAATACTGCAGCAAGAACATTAACTTGGACTGGTAGAACATTTGCACCGGCACCTGCAGGCTTTCCTGCACCAGATAAAGCAAATTTCCAAGTATTTATTAACGGTATGATTGTTGAAACAGATGCTATCACCTCTATTGCGGAAGTAGGCGGTAGTATTGTTATTACTTTTAACAGTACACTAGGATTCAACATTGCACCAACGGATGAGTATACTTTAATTGGTAAAATAGCATAAGATGGCATTAATACAATGGAAACAGATTAGTCCTCACTTTAGTGGATCTGGAGATTTAACAGGTTCATTAAACGTATTAGGTAGTTTTACATTAAATGGTCAACCTATTTCTACTATTGATGCTTCTATCTTCAATAGAACAGGGTCTTATGCATCTGCTACAACAGATGTACACGTAACAGGGTCTTTTAGACTTAAATTAGACGGAGTATCTAAGTATTTTGCAGTAAATGTAGGCGGAAAAGATAAATTTAAAGTAAATGAACAAGGAGTCGTAGTACTACATCCTTTTTCCACACCTCCTACACCAGTTACAGGTAGTATTTATTATGGAATAGACAATGCTTTTTATTTTGGATTGTAAAATCCGGAATATTTATTAAAGAACAAAAATAACTTAAAAAAACAACAGCACAACATGGCACAGTGGAAAAAACTCGTCGTATCTGGTAGTAGTATCAGTCAACTAACAAACGACTTAAATTATGCGAGAAACGGCGTGGCAAACCAGTCCATTACCGGTTCATTCTCAGGAGATGGTTCAGGTTTAACAGGTATAGCAGCCTCTAACGTAGAGTATGTTAACGTACTTAATAAACCAACCTTAGTATCCGGTTCAGCTCAAATTACAATCACAGATACTACAGGCTTTGGAGCTTTTAGTTCTTCTTTTGCTAGTGCTGACGCTACTATTAAAGGAACTGGCATCACAGGTGGTGATGGTATCACAGCTAGCGGTACTATTGGTGGTAATAACCTCAGTATTGCGGCAGATGTAGATAATACATCTATCGAAATTGATGGTGCTACTAAGCTTAGCTTGAAGGCTACAGCAGTAACAGCAGGTTCTTACGGTAGTGCGACAGCTATACCAACTTTTACAGTTGATGCTGACGGTCGTTTAACTGCAGCTAGTACAGCTAACATCAGTACTACATTATCAATCTCTGGTTCTACAGGTGGCGGTACAGTTGCTTTAGGTAGCCAGACATTATCAGTAGTAGGAACAGCTAACGAAGTAGAGGCTGTAGCATCTGGACAGACAATCACTATTGGTTTACCAAATAGCGTAACAGTTTCTCAAGATTTAACAGTTGGTGGTAACTTAGTCGTACAAGGTACAGTTACTAACATCAATACTACTAACTTAGATGTAGAAGATGCTTTCATCTTATTGAATTCTGGTTCATCTGCAACAGGTGATTCAGGTATCATATTCGGTGGATCTAATGGAGCAGTAGCAGCAGGAGCTGGTTTAATCTGGGATGCTAGTTATAACACTAATGACGGACGTCTTGCAGTAGTTGCTAACATGGCTTCTAACGCATCAGGAGCACAAACACCAGCTTACTATGTAGGAGGTGTATTTGAAGGAACTGAAGCAAACGCAGCAACTGCAGAAGCAGATCACGTAGGTAACATTAGAGTAGACGGATCAGATATATTCATTTACGTATAATATAAAATAAAGTTATGGGGTTACTGGAGAAACTTGGAGCAAAACCAAGTAAAAGCGAAGCTCAGTCGGAGTTCACAAAAAAGGAAATCGAGTTTTTACTCGCTAAACTTAGATCTGCGACTTATAAAGGGGATGAATTCGAAGCCTTTTATAATATATGGGTCAAACTTACAAATGAATTAGAGAAAAATAATTAAGAAGTGGGGGGACTGTAATAAGTCCCCTTACTATTTATAGGTACATTATAGGCCCGAAAGGGAAGTGGGCACCGCACATTGGTGTAACCAACCGTAATAGTAATACGAATGCCGAACTGGAAAAAACTCATCGTAAGTGGGTCTAGTGCACACTTATACAATCTTAATGTAGCTAGCGCTGTAACGGCTTCTTACTTTGTAGGAGACGGTTCCGGGTTAACTAACCTTAACGCTACAGTATCCGAACAAGCAACTGTATCAGATACATTTACTAGTACCTTAACCAAGGTAGTTAGTCATAATTTCTCTTCAAAAAACTTAGTCATAAGTATATATGATCAGAATGATAACCAGATTATACCGGCTAATGTAAATCTTACAGATTTAAACACGGTTACTATTACATTTAATCAACTATCTACAGGAACAGTAGTAGTTGCAAAGGGAGGTCATATTGTAGGAGGTAATGCTACAATATCACAAGTATCAACCGTTACAGATACCTTCACAAGTGCTACATCAAAGGTAGTCACACATAATTTCGATACAAGAAACGTATTAGTATCGGTCTACGATAACCAATACAATCAAATTATACCAGAAACAGTTAATGTTGCAAATTTAAACAGCGTTACTGTTACATTTACACAACTATCTTCAGGATTCGTAGTAGTAGGTAAAGCCGGACACATAGTTTCGGGTTCTGCCGCTAATGCTACTAATTTAGGCGGTCAAACTCCTGCATATTACCTAAACTATACTAACTTTACAAATATACCATCTACTTCTTATAGACAAACTATAACAGGTAGTGGACCTTTTACTATAACACATAATCTTTCTGAGGATTTCCCGGTTGTACAGGTATATAGTTCACAAAGAGAACAAATTATACCAGCTAAGATAACTTCAGCTTCAAGTAATGCTGTAGTAGTGGAATTTAGTGCATATATTTCAGGGAGTGTGGTAGTGAATAAGTAGATATTTATTAATAACGTAGCAAAAAGACTATAAAAGAAGAATAACATGAGAATTGACAATCCAATAGGTATTAACGCCGCACTGACAGGATCCTTTAGTGGGTCTTTTTATGGGAACGGTAGCGGTTTAACAGGCGTAGCAGCTTCTAACGTAGAGTATGCTAACGTATTAAATAAACCGACCTTATTATCAGGGTCTGCACAAATAGCATCCCAAATATCGGGATCATTTACTGCAGTATCTGCATCCATTGCTACTAGATTTGATAATCTAGGTACTAGTTTTGCAACTGATAGTGAATTAACAAACGTTTCTTCTTCTTTAGCAGGCAGTATTACTACAATTATTAATACCTTTGCTACAGATTCAGAATTAACAGCTGTATCTTCATCATTAGCTACTAGATTTGATAACTTAGGTAATGGCTTTGCAACTGATAGTGAATTAACAAACGTTTCTTCTTCTTTTGCTACAAGTATTACAAGTATCAATAACACAATAAGTAGTTTAGACAGTACTTACGCTACAGACTCTCAACTTACAAACGTTTCTTCTTCATTAGCTTCCGGTATAGCAACTATTAATAGTACAATAAGTAGTTTAGACAGTACTTATGCGACAGACGCACAACTTATAAACGTTTCTTCTTCATTAGCAGGAAGAATTGATACTATTAATACTACAATAAGTAACTTAGATAGTACTTATGCGACAGACGCACAACTTATAGCAGTTTCAAGCTCTATTATTAATACTATTAGTACTAATCAACAATCATTTACTACAGTATCTGGTTCATTAGCAGGAAGAATTGATAGTGTAAATACTACAATAAGTAATTTAGGAAACACATACGCTACTGATTCAGAATTGAGCACTGTATCAGGTTCATTTGCAACTAGATTAACAACAGATGAGTCAAATATAACGACTGCAACAACAACTAACACAACTCAAAATACTAGATTAGCAGCTTTAGAGGCAGCAACAGGATCATATCAAGCAGGATTAACATTCAATGATACTACTGGACAAGGTGGTATCGATTTTACTAATACATCAGGTACAATTACTGCTACAGTAGTAGGTTTAAGCACAGGAAGTAATGTTACATTTAACAACGTTACCATTAACGGCACTTCACAAGCACAAACCCCTAGTAGTAACGACAACTCTACTAAGATTGCAACAACTGCGTACGTACAAACAGAACTTACCGACTTAATCGGTGGTGCAAATGCTGCATTTGATACTTTATTAGAGATATCTGCATCACTTGCATCAGGTGATAGTACATTAAACACTTTAGTAGACGGCAAATTAGCGAAAGCTTCTAACTTATCAGATTTAACAAGTACAGGCACTGCTAGAACTAACTTAGGAGTGGCAATTGGTTCAGATGTTCAAGCATATAACGCAACACTCGCTTCAGTAGCAGGCGGCACCTACAGTGGTGACGATTCTATTACAACAATTGGTACAGTAATTGCAGGTAACGTAGCAGCTATACTACCAGCCGGTACTGTAAGTGGTTCATCACAAATTAATGTGGCATCTACAACGGGTGATATCGCATTAGGAACTAGAACATCTGGTAACTATGTAGCATCCTTAGTAGCAGGTACAGGAATAACTTTAGCAAACAATTCAGGAGAAGGAACGACACCAACAGTAACAAACTCTGCTCCTGACCAGGTAGTAGCATTAACTCAAGGAACAAACGTAACTATAACAGGAACGTATCCTAACTTTACAATTGCATCTACAGATACAAACACAACATATACAGCATCTACAGGTATAACCTTAACAGGAACAGCCTTTAGTATTGATAGCTCAGTAGTAACTTTATCTGGAACTCAGACATTAACAAATAAAACAATAGGCGGAGGTCAATTAGTAGACGCTTCTGTAACAAATGCAAAATTAGCTAACTCATCCATTACTGTTACGGCAGGAACAGGTATGAGTGGCGGAGGAGCAGCATCATTAGGAGGAACAGTAACTTTAACTAACGCAGGTGTTACTTCAATAACTACTAATACAGGTTTAAGTTCAAACGTAAGTGCAACAGGTGCAGTAACTATAACTAACGCAGGTGTTACTTCAAACGTAGCAGGAACTGGTATTACAGTATCAGGAGCTACAGGTGCAGTAACTATAACTAACGCGGGTGTTACTTCAATAACTACTAATACAGGTTTAAGTTCAAACGTAAGTGCAACAGGTGCAGTTACAATTACAAATACAATAACTAATAACAACCAGTTAACAAACGGTGCAGGGTATGTTACAAGTTCCGGTGTAACGTCAGTTACAGGAACAGCTCCTGTTGTGAGTAGTGGGGGAGCAACTCCAGCTATTTCAATGGCAGCTGCATCATCCGGAGTTAACGGCTATATGACTGGTGTATATGCAACTAAATTAGACGGTATTGCAACAGGAGCTACTAACGTAACAAATAACAATCAATTAACAAACGGTTCTGCATACATAACAGCAGCTTCTTCTGATACATTAACCAATAAAGCTGGTAACATATCACAATGGACTAATAACTCCGGGTACCAGACAACATCAGGTACAGTAGCTAAAGTTGAGAATACAGTGTCAGCCGGATCAGATGGAGATATACTTTATAGTAATATGGGTGCAAATGACCAGTTCCGTATTAGAACAGGAGGAGGTTCAAATGCTGGATATGTAGAATTAGCAACAGCAGATGATGGAACTGAACCAATCTATGCTAGACAATACACAGGTGTATTTACTTCACTTGCTAGAACAGCAGCAATCTTAGACGGGTCCGGTAATACAACATTCCCAGGCGATGTTACAGCTTATTCTTCTGATGAAAGACTAAAAGAAAATATTCAGAATATTCCTAACGCATTAGATAAAGTATTATCTTTAAACGGTGTAACTTTCGACTGGAAGCAAGAAGCTTTTGATGCAGGATTTAATCCTAAGGTTAAAGTAGGGGATGCAGGGGTATTAGCACAACAAGTACAAGCAGTATTACCACAAGCAGTTAAGCCAGCTCCTTTTGATATAGCTGCAGACGGAAGTTCAATATCAGGAAAAGATTACTTAACAGTTCAATACGAAAAATTAGCTCCATTATTTATTGAAGCAATTAAGGAACAACAAATACAGATTGAATTACTGAAAGCAGAAATAGAAGAACTAAAAAATAAATAAAATGGGTTTACGTTTAAATGTCGATCTAGAGACGAGCGCAGGACCTTCTCAAGAGGTCTATGCTCGAGTAGAAAGCATCAGTTATAATAAATTTACTGCAGCAGTAATGTTTCAAATTACATACTGGGTAGATCAAAATCATGCAATAAAAGCCACAAAAACTTTTTTGGATGAAGAGCAGAGAAACATGGTAGGTTTAATTTACGATAGAGTAATGTATTACCCATCAGAAAGTTCAGATGAAACTGAGATATTTTTACCGCAATACTTAGATGTATTTGCAGTAAATGAAGAAGAGGTAGATATTCCTATATTAGAAGCTAAAATAGTAAAAAGAGAAGTACCCTATGTTAGTTTTGATGAGAACGGAGAAGAGGTAACATTGTATAGAACTATAACTGAAGAGAAACAAGTTCAAGTAGGTGTCAAAAAAGAAGTAAAAAAAGTAATTGATTACGGTGTTTCAAATAGATTAGCAGAATTTACTTACGAAGTTTTAAAAGGTGAATTAGCAAAATGGTTTCCTAAAGATAATATCGAAACAGTAAAATAAGATGTCAAGAAAAACGTACAGTGGAGCAAATATAAATTGGGGATCTTTCGACGAATGGTCAACAGCTGTTTCTTCAGACAGTAATACTTCTATAGCTACCGCAATGGGTAATATGTTCCCAGCGAACACTTCACCTTTTAGTGCAAGTGAATTAGCAAATAGTACGATTTTTAAAGGAACAATAACACCGCAAACAGGAGGAACAGTTTCAATAACTGCACCATATTCTGTAGCAGCAACCGGAAGTTCTATTACTGTTAAAAACGTTTTTCTAAACGCATATAATATAACAATAGTAGCAGCCGCTACCTACCCTTGGACATTTTCAGCATGGAGATCAGCATCTGGAGCAGGCGGAGTTGCAATATCAACCTCAGCTACATTCACTATCACAAACTCTGCTGATGCAGACTACAGTATATATTACGCATACTTTACAACTACCCACTCAAATCCTAACGCATAGTAGTTGGATATATGCATAAAAGTTCGTAAATTTAATAATTAATTGACTTAGTTTTGAAAGTAATTTGGGTTTTAGAAAATATTAAAGATGATGAGGGTATCTACGGAAAACTAAACACTCTCATGCTAATTGCTTCCATACAATTATGGAAGAAGAACCACCCCACAGACAACTGCGTACTCTACTGTGATAAATTGACCCTACGTTATATAGAACATCTCTCTATAGGTCATTTATGGGACAGTATAGAAGAGTACACTCATACGAGAAACATTGATAGAACCGTTTTTTGGGCGGCTTCTAAGGTCGCAGTTCTTTCCCAACAAACAGAACCGGTTATACTAATGGATAATGATACCTTAGTATATAAACCAATTACTCATCTTTTAGATAAGGATACAACATATGTATGTAATCTAGAAAAAGGTAGAGGATATTACCCTACCGGGTATGATGAGATAATTAAAAAATTAAGTTACCGTCCTCGATGGAAAACTGATTCTCTCTGCGTAGCATTTTTACATTTACCCGATCCGGAATTTACTAAGCTATATGCAAATATGAGTTTAGATATGATGGAAGAACTAACAGCTTTAGGGGCTCCAAATCCACAGTATTTAATTTTTGCAGAGCAATTATTTCTTCGACACTTATTAGAGGTAAAACAAAAACCCCTGAAAGGATTAATAAAAACATATTGGGATTGCCAGGCTTGGGAATGGGGAGAGGATCATGAAGACGGTTTATGGACTTACGAAGAATCCCAGCAATATTTTAAGCATTACGGACCTTTAAAGACTTGGATTATAAAAAATGAGGGAGACCAAAATTACGATCAAGTAATAAAAGAGTTGGAAAATTGCGTAAATATGCCTAACTTAGACCTATCGCATCTAACGGTTATGTAAATGTCAATAGTAGATTTAAAATATATACAAGAAAAAATAACTACTAATAACGGAACTCCAATAGAATATAGATGGACTCATGGCGCAACAGACAAACATCTAGGGGACGGATTATTAGTATATAGCATCATACAAATGATGCGGGCAAAGGTATGTGTCTGTATTGGTAGCGGCAGCGGTTTTATCCCTCGCATCATGACACAGGCTAGAATTGATTTATACAACCAAGGTATTTTTGAAGGAAATGGAGACTATAATTGGGGTGATATTGGTGCTACTTATCTTGTTGACGCTTGTAATGGCGTTGGGGGCCCTAATGATTTGGATAATGAGGATTCATTCTTCCGCAAAAACTTTTATCCTAGATTTATCAAATCGACTTCTGTCGATGCCTATTATAACTTCTTTGTTAAACAGGATATTCAAATAGACTTTCTCTTTATAGATGGAGACCATTCATACGAAGGAGTAAAGATAGATTTTGATCTATACTCTAATATACTTTCAGATAGAGGTATTATTGCTATCCACGACACAGATAAAGAATACGAGAAAGGACTTATTATTTCAGAAGATGCTAAAAAAGATTACCACAAGTTTGACGGACCTTCTACATTTATAGAAGAACTAGGACCAGAATGGAAACTATTTAACTTCTTTAATGAAGGTATTTTAAAAAGTAAACCATCTTCTACAGGACTAACATTAATACAGCATGCTTAACTTAGTAACAGTCGTAGGACGTAACACCCACATACTACCTCATATGTTAAAACACTATGAAGGTAAAGTAGATAAGATGTATGTAGCTGTATACCGTCAAGATGAAAATGATGGAATACTAGAAGAAGTTTTAGACTTAGGCATTAAACCTTATATTATAATTACAGATCAAAAGTACAACTGGGAAAGAGTTACTGAACTGTATAATTTTATAAAACAAACAAGACCTAAAGACTGGTGGATAGTCGCAGATGATGACGAGTTACAGGTATACCCTTATGAACTACCAGAGATAATTAAGGAGTGTGAAAAACAACATTACGATTTTGTAACAGGAGGTTTTTTAGATAGAATAGGACCTGACGGTATCTTTCCGGAAGTAACTAGAGAGACAGATATACATGCTACATTCCCGTACGCAGGATTTTTTAGATACCCGATGTCAAATGCTTGCCCAAATAAGGTAACACTTATGAAAGGGTACCAAGATGTGACTTACGGACAGCACTATGCCGACTTTAAAGACGGTTCTAACAGCTGGGGAAGATCGCACCGAAGAAGGTTTCCAATAGAAGAAGTATTTACTCAAGTACATCATTTTAAATGGGATTCAACCTGTATAGAAAGGATAAAGGAAGTAGCTAATATAGACCAGCCATGGGCTTATTCTCAGGAATACTGGACTATGTACGACGCTATTAGGGTATTTGGATGGAAAATTGATATATGTAATCCTGAATTTAAAGTTGAAAAATTGAATAATTTTTCGTATATTGATTATATGGATTATTCTAAATGGAATTTATTAAGAGATAAAATTGTTACAATATGAGTAAAATACTAAAACAAGATGAATTAGACCTAATCGCTTTAGAAGAAAGAAAGGTTAGAGCTCTAGAGAAAATTGCAGCATCAGTAGATGCATTAACTATTTGGTTTGAAGAAGTTGACAAAGATGATTGGAGCGAGCGTATCCAGTTCTACTTGAACGAGTTTCATAATTTTCAGAAACCAAAAGATCCAACTATAAATGGATAAACTAGGTATTATAGTACCTTATAGAGATAGACCTCAACAGCTTTATGATTTCAAATTAAAAATTTCTAGTTACCTATTAACACAGGGAATTAACTACGAACTAATTATCGTAGAACAAGATTCCGATAAGAGTTTTAACAGAGGGAAGTTATTAAATATAGGATTTCAAAAAGCGAAAAGGTTAGAGTGTACCTACGTGTGTTTTCACGATGTAGATATGCACCCTATAAAAGTAGACTATAGCCCAGTAGATAAACCAACACAGTTGGCTAATAGGTTTGTATATGAAGAAGGAGTTAAGAGAACAGTAGCTGATGAGTATTTCGGCGGTGTTACTCTATTCCCTATCTCTCAATTTGAAGATATTAACGGATACTCTAATGAGTACTGGGGATGGGGTTTTGAAGATAACGACTTATTAGTTAGATGTAGAGAGAAAGGTATACCACTTGCAACAAAGTTCTATAAACAAAATGGAGTAAACGGTATAGGATTAGACTTTAACGGCGAGTCTTCTTTTGTAAGATTACCAAACGTTTGTAATTTTAGAAAACCTTTAACAATATATACTACATTTAAACCTTATAGAATAAAATCGAACCCTGTAGAGATTGCAGACGAACTAGCGGTTTATTCTATACCAGGACGAGATCTAAACTTATCCTACAATTCATTTAATACATATAAGTTTGAAACCTTTGATAAAAACGGAGAACCTCATTCTATTCACTCAAAAAATTTACCTCCCCTATCTGCTAAGAGTATAGTGACTATAAACCCTAAAACTAAGAAGATAGAGTTCTACCTTAATGGAGAAAAAGTTGGTACAAAAGGAATAAAAGATACCTTACATCCATATTGGGATCAAAAATATATGTACCTAGGAGTTGGCGATCCTTTAAGAGAAAAAGTTCAAAAATATTTTTACGGTTATATAACAGAATTTGCAGTATTTAGTAGAGAGTTAACTATAGAAGAAATAAAAAGTTTAAATAATAACTCTAGACATAGCTTAACTCAAGAGTTTGATAGATATAGCCCAGGTAATGAACTTGAAGTGTACTACGACGGACGACATACTAGCGGTAATACCTTAGTAGACTTAAGTAAAAATAATAAAGATGGACAACTAATTAATTGCGGGTTAGTAGAAACATACCAACCTCAAGAATATATACAGTTAGTACCTTCACGTAGGTATAGTACTTTTTCGGTTCTGAATCATAAAGAAAACGGATATAAAGACGGGTATTGGGTCAACTGGGCTAGTCGTGAAAATCAATTAAGGTATTATGAAAAGGTTCAACAAGGAATTACTCTTGAAAACGATGGCTTAAACAGTCTTAGATACTCTGTAAAAAGTTTAACAAGTAAGCAGAATTATCACCACTTAGTAGTTACGTTATGACAAAGCATAAACTGGGGGTCTGTGTTCCATATCGAAATAGAGAATTACATCTACATGAATTTATACCTAAAGTAGGAAAGTACTTAAAAGAACAAGGTATAGATTTTCAAATGTATTTCTGTCATCAAGTAGATGATAAGTTATTCAATAGAGGAGCAACAAAGAATATAGCTGCTAAGCATGCATTTGAAGATGGATGTGATTACATAGTATGGCATGATATAGATATGATCCCGGAAGAAGATTGCGATTATTCATACCCAGAAAGAGGACCACGTCATATTGCAACAAAGATCTCACAGATGGATTATGAACTTAAATACCACGAGTACTTTGGTGGAGCAGTTTTATTTACAAAAGAACATGTAGAAGCTACAAATGGTTATTCTAATAATTACTGGGACTGGGGAATGGAAGATGATGATCTGTTTTGGAGATGCCATGTAGAAGGTTTAACAAATAATACATACCTAACTCATATACCTCTTAAACAAAAGTATTGGAGTTTTAATGGAGAAGATTCTTATGTAAAAATACCTTTTCATAGAGAAATGAGAAGTTTAACAACAGGAAGTCACACTATATCAGTACTCACAAGAGCATTTCAACAACCAGAAAAAAATCCTATTTTCCTACTAGGAGATATAAACAATAGGTATGTTGAGTATCCTATTTTTAGACTACCGGGATATGATTACGGTATATCTTTTAATAATTCTAGAGCAATGACCTTAACCTTTTGGAATACTTTTGATGCACATAACTATATGTGGGTTAAGAGATATGATAATCAATGGAGTTGGGTAACAGCAGTTATAGACGAAAATACCAAAACAGCTCATTTCTACTTAAACGGAACAGAAGTAGACTCTAAAGGAGGATTTGGAAGCCCTTCACCTTTAGAATGGGAAGGTAAATTAAAGAGTTACGGAACTAATTCTGCATACTTAGGTATGACTCCTTCTTTAGAAGAAGGTAACCCGGTAAAGTACTTTAAGGGGGATATAGCTAAAGTCTATGCTTGGAAACGAGCCTTAAGTCCTAAAGAGGTAGCTAGTATACACCTCAACCTTCCTAAGCAAGATCTTGTTATAAGTTTAGATGCAGATTTTCCTAGAACCTCAGCAGAGTATTACGGAGTAGAGAATAAAGAAGAAACTTTTAGAATACCTAATTCAATAGTACCTTATAGAGTCGAGGGCAAGTTTAGATGTCTTCCACATGAAGACGAAGGAATTGTAGATGGAAGATTTATTAAAGGAGATACTACTGCGGCTAATGAAAGACGGTATGTACTACAAATGCAACAAGGGGAAGTTAAACATAAAGAAGACGGAATCAAGCAAGTGAAATATGAGTTAATAGAAACTACCCAGTTAACTCCATGGGCTAAAATGTTAAATATAACTTTATGAGTTTACAAGAAGTAAAGAATAAATTAGACGGCGTAGGATGTGGATTCTGTTTAGCAAAATGGACTCAAGTTACTATGCACTTAGGTATGGGAATGACACATTCATGCCACCATCCTTCTCCTCATAAAATACCTTTGAAAGAAGTAGAAAGAAATCCTTCTGCACTACATAACACCTCATTTAAGAAACAGAAGCGTAAGGAAATGCTAGAGGGTAAAAAACCAGAAGAGTGTAACTATTGCTGGAAAGTAGAAGAGAGTTCTAATTCATTTTCTGATAGAGTTTTTAAATCTTCAGAACCTTGGTCAATAGATCAGTTCGATAAGATTAAAGATAACCACTGGAGGGAAGATTTTAACCCTAAGTACGTAGAGGTTTCTTTCTCAAATACCTGTAACTTCAAGTGTGCTTATTGTGGCCCACAGTATTCATCCAAATGGGTAGAAGAGATTGAAAAACACGGGGCATACCCAACTAGCTACAATTTTAACGACATTAGTAATATACAGGCAAGAGGAGAAATGCCGTATAAGCATTCTGATATAAACCCATATGTAGAAGCATTTTGGAAATGGTGGCCAGACCTATATAAAGACTTACATACCTTTAGAATCACCGGAGGCGAACCTCTACTATCTAAAGATACTTTTAAAGTTTTAGAATACATTCAAGACCATCATCATAAGAATCCAAACCTATCTCTTTCTATTAACTCTAATCTTGGTGTTCCGGATAATCTTATAGATAAATTTATTGAGATTGCTAAAGACCTTTGTGATAATGATAAGGTAAGAGAACTTACCATATTCACTTCAGTAGAAGCAAAAGGCGCTCAAGCTGAATATACAAGATACGGATTAGAGTATGATAAATTCTGGGCTAATATAGATAAAATACTAACTGCTTTACCGAAAGTTACTATTAATATCATGGCGACATTTAATGCACTTTCTGTATTTAGTTACGATGAGTTAATAGATAAGACTTTTGAGATGAAGAAGAAGCATGCTAACGGACAAAGATACTGGATATCTGCCTTACAACTTGATACCTCTTATTTAAGATGGCCGACACACCTATCTGTTAAGATATTAGAGCCGGAACATAAAAACTTAATTTTGAAGTCTGCAGAAAAGTCTTTATATTACGGTATAAAGGAATTTACAAAAGATAATTACGGATTCTCTAATGTAGAGATTCAGAAAATAAAACGCATTTACGATTACGCTACTTCGGAAGATGATTTTGATGTAGAGAGAAATAGAAAAGATTTTGTTATATTTGTAGATGAGTTAGATAAAAGAAGAGGAACTAACTTTTTAGAGACGTTCCCTGAACTAAACGAATTTTATGCTAAAATTAAATAAAGGGGAACCGTGGGTATTTTGGCCGAGTAGTATCTGTGATACGTTTCCTGAAAACCCTGGTAATAGAGTACTAAGAGGAGATTGTTATTTTGAATTTGATATTAGGTTTACATTAAGAGAAGAACCTATAGAAAGAAAAACAATCTTTGCTTTACTTCCTAAATATACAGGATTAGATATCCATCCAGAAGGAATGGTTTTTGCATATACAACAGAAGAAGAGACTGCTTATATTAACTTACCTTCTTTAATTAAAGTAGGAGAAGAAGTCTTACTAACAGTAGAACATCAACCAAATAGGTATTTAAGAATATTTATTAACAAAGAATTAATTGAAGAGGTTAATTTAGATAATAAGGTTTTTGGAATAGATAATAGCCCGCATATTATATTCGGAGCTGGTAACTTCCCTAAAAATGATTTTAACCTTAATTATGTAGATTTAGATCTTCATGAATTTATATTAAAAGGAATAACAGGAGTCATATGTCATCATACTTTTGAAGAGTTTATATTTGATAAGTCTGTTGATATTTCCGGTAACCTAAATTTTATACACAAATTATAATGGGAGTTTTCGCAAAAAAGGACGAAGAATCGTTCCAAGAATATAGAGAAAGGGTTATCAATAAACTATCCCAATCTTTTTGTGGTGCTAAATGGTATAATGCTACTATTTGGTTAGGTAACGGTACAACAGCAAGTTGTCATCACCCACCGGCACATAAAATACCTTTAGAGGAAGTTGCTAAGTCCTACAAAGCAATTCACAATACAACTTATAAGAAAGCTATTCGTAAACAGATGATGGAAGGAGAGCGTCCTAAGGAGTGTGAATATTGTTGGAAGATAGAGGATATGGGACCTGATAAGGTATCTGATAGAGTTTATAAATCAGTTATATATACAGATGAGGAATTAAAAAAAGCTAAAGTAGAGTTAGGGTATACAGAAGATGTAGACTTAAAGACACTGGAGATAGCTTTTGATCCGAACTGTAACTTTGCTTGTTCATACTGTAACGCTTCCTTTTCAACTACTTGGCAAAACGATATTAAAAAGTTTGGCCCATATCAGAATTTAGTATCTGATGGAGCCGGAGCCTTTCAACATGACGGAAGACATGCAATGCCTTATGGTAGAAAGAACGAAGGAAATCCTTACGTAGAAGCTTTTTGGAAATGGTGGGAAGCAGAGTTACAATACTCATTGAGAGAGTTAAGAGTAACAGGCGGTGAACCTACGATGTCACCAGACTTTTGGAAGCTAATGGATTGGTGGAAACGTAACCCACAGTGTGAAGTTCCTTTTGCAGTAAATTCAAACTTAGGGCAGAAGAAAGAATTATTAGATGCTCTTATAGAATCTACTCATAGCTTTAAGGATTTTAGTTTATATACTTCTTGTGAAGCAACAGGACTACAAGCTGAATATATTAGGTATGGTCTTGAATGGGAAACTTGGTTAAAAAATATGTACCGAGTTAACAAAGAAGCAAACGTAAAGTCTGTAAACGTAATGATGACTATAAACGGATTATGTTTATTCTCAATTACAGAGTTTATGGATGAGATGATAAAGCTAAAAGCAAAGCATGGAGCTCATGCGGCTATCATGTCTTTTAACATATTACGTTTTCCTTCTTTTCAATCTATAGTAACACTCCCTGTTTACGTAAGAATGGAGAGAGCTGCTCATATTGAAAAATGGTTAGAAGCAAACTGGAAAGGTGGTTTTAATGGATTACTAGATATGGAAAGAGACGGTATATTAAGACTAATTGAATACATTAAACAAGTAGATACAGGGCATGCTTTTACCTCATCACTAGAAAGTAGAGAAAGAGATTTTAAATCTTTCTACTTACAGTACGATGTTAGAAGAAATAAAGATATAATTAAAGCATTCCCGGAAATTAAAAAATGGTGGGATACTATACCAGAAACTAAGTTAGATGTTCTTAAAGAAGTAATAGACGGAGATGATGCTAAATCGAATAGATACGTACATGATGTTTTGAAGAAAGCTAAAGAAGAAGGTTGGATACTAAACCCACAATGGCATAACCCAGGATCACAAGAGTATATAGAACCAGATAATCAACAGCAAGATGATATGATTGACTTGATTGATTTACTAAAGAAAGAATCTGATCCAAAAGGACCAGGTATAAAACATAAGCTAATATGAAGTTTGCATTCGACAAGTATGTAGATTTAGAAGACTATACAAACCCTTACCCTCTTCCAAATGGAATGGTAGGGGCAGAAGATTTACCTAGAACTTATAATGAACTATCTAAGTATAATGTATACGGTTTTCTTTTTAAGAAACATTTAGATTACCAAGAACATCATTTCGGACACGACACTGTAGATAACCTTATAAACGGTCCTGAGAAGTTTATGTACTCAATTTTATTGAGAGATAAAACTACTTTTCATAAACTAAGTGATGAGAAGTACTATAAACTTAGCGATAAACTTGTTAAAGCAGTACAACAAAAACAAGGAGCAATATTATTAAGTCATTTATTTGAAGGAGATTTTAAGAAGAGAGATTATAGTGAAGTTGGTGCTATTAACCAATTTGCATTAAAGTATAATTTTAAAAAAGAAGATATACTGGTACTTTCCAATAACCTAAAATGGAATTACGAAGAACCAGAAAATGCCCTCTTTACAGTAAAAACCTGTAATTACTTTTTACTTAACCCGTGGTTTATAAAGGAAGACTTTTTAGACGAAGGTAATGATCAATTCTTTCGGATTGGATTTGAAGATAAAAGAAGGTATATAGGAGCGTACCCAAAACCTAAAAGATTTCTTTCTTTAAATAGAAGACCTAGAACCCATAGGATTGTACTCTTTACCGAGATAGCAAAGAACCCCCAACTACGAGATACATCAGTATTAAGTATGGGTAAACGTAGTTTAGATCCTAATCAAGACTTAGATAAAGACCATTGGGCTAGAACATATAATAACCCTTGGATGACTTTATACGATGCTTTTGTAGCAGATAACTATAAGCATGATAAAAAAGCAGGAATGGAGTTCCTTAGTAACTATAATAATGAAGAAGATTATTTTGTGGATTCTAATCTAGAATACAATTTAGCATTTAATTTAAACGAAACACTTCACTTAAATACTTTTGTAAACGTATTCACAGAAACTTTATTTGAAGAAGATACTATTTTTTTATCAGAAAAAATTTTTAAACCTATATACTGTCTACAACCTTTTATAGTATTCGGTAACCCCGGTACTTTAAAAGAGCTACAGAAGTTAGGTTTTAGGACATTTGGAGAATTTTGGGATGAGTCTTATGATCAAGAAATCTCTTTTACAAAAAGGTTAGAAAAGATTATAGAGATTATGAAAGACCTGGCTAACAAGACCCACGGTGAACTATTACAGATGACACGAGAAATGTCTGACATACTTGAGCATAATTATACGCATATGATACAAGCTAGTAGAGCAGAAGTATTTACATTAAAACAAACCCTTAATGAGCAATTCAGTTAAAGATTATAAGAAATCAGAACATTTCTGCTCTGCATTATGGATGCACCTGCACGTAGTAAATGACGGTAGAACATATCCATGTTGTATGACCCCTATAGATAATCAATCTACTCTAGGAAACGTAAATGACAACTCCTTATTCGAAATTATGAATAGCAATAAAGCTAAGTCAATGAGAAAAGGAATGTTAGAAGGTAAGCCACTTCCTTCATCTTGTTCCCGATGTGTAAGTAAAGAGAAGTCCGGAATGGGTAGTATGCGAATCGGAATGAATGATCATTGGTTTGACGAAGTTGAAGACTTAGTAGAAAATACAAAGGAAGATGGGAGTATAGATGAGTTAAGATTACTTTACTGGGATTTTAGATTTAGTAATTACTGTAACCTAGCATGTAGAACCTGTTCACCTTTATTCAGTACTGCATGGACTAAAGACTTCATTCAAGTATTTGGGGACAAGTCTGAACACTTAGGTTTAATAAATCTAGATGATGCTGATAACTTTTGGAAAAATATTGAAGAAACTATTCATACCGCAAAAGAAATTCATTTCGCAGGGGGAGAACCTTTAATTATGCCAGAACATTGGAAGCTTATTGAAATGCTTGAAGAGAGAAATTTGTATGACGTTAAGTTGAAGTATTCTACTAACGCAACAATGCTTGAGAATAAAGGAAGAAACATAATTGATGTTTGGAAGAAATTTAAACACGTACACTTAAGCCTATCGATAGACGGTACAGGAGACCTTTTTGAATTAGTTAGACATAACGGTAAATGGGCAAAGACTAGAGAAAATTTATTAAAGATAAATGAAGCAGGTATTGACTTCTGGTTACATCCTACAATAAGTCTTTTAAATATATTCCGAATAGATCAAATGCATAAAGAGTTTTTTGATATGGGATTAATTCCTATTCATAAAAAACCTCACGAACAGTATCCTTTTGCTCCTAGTCACTACTTTACAAGTAGGTTCCATATCAACCCGGTATTCTTTCCAATGTATTACGCTTTAGAGACTCTACCAAAAGAGTTAAAAGAATTAGCAACCGAAAAGATAACTAAGTACGGTAGGAGTATGGAAGCTAAATACGGTATACCATTCTCTGGATGGGAATCCTTATTGGATATTATGAATAAGAAAGAAGGTAATCCTGAGTTTTTCCAACGATTCATAACAGTAACAAAAGATTTAGATAAAGTACGCAATCAAGACTTTTTAAAACTTAACCCAGAATTTAAGCCCTACTTTTAATGAAAGATATAATTTGGAACATAGATACAGTAAAGTATTTCCGCGAAGTCATGAGACAAGAGTATAATACTATTTTGACTTTAGATCCATGGGCTGACGGTGCATTAAATAGATACACACAGTTTACTTCTTATTCAGAACAAACACAGACGATAAAAGCAATTGAGGATAAAAAAACACAGTTAAAATTTGAAGATGTAAGGTACTACATAAACGATTATGCATGTAGAGGAGATTGGAGTATAAACACACCTCATTCAGACCATTTAAAGATAGCAGTATTCGGATGTAGTTTTACATTCGGAGTAGGTATTGATGAAGAACAAACTTGGCATGCACAAGTAAAAAAGATGCTCAAAACAGATAAACCTATACAGTTGATTAATCTAGGGTACCCGGGTGGGAGTATAGCTAAGTGTTTGAAGTTATTTAAGTACCTTACAGATGTATACTCAATTGATATTGCGATTTTTTTATTACCAACTCATTGGAGAGATGAATACCCAGAACATACTAATAAATTAGGAACAAACTACCATAATCTTATACCAAATGTAAGCCCACATCTTTTACAACTTAAGTGGGAGCAATACTATATGTACGCTACAGAAGAAACTCAGATATATAATGCAGTACGTTCTATTTCGCATATTGATGCAATCGCACAATCTAAAAATATAGAAACATACTTTAGTACATGGGATTTCCCTTTGTATAGTTATTTAAAAACAAATTATTTAACTAAAAAGCAAATACTTCCTTATTATGAGTTTTTAGAAAATCATAAAGGAATTAAAGCCGGTTTTGCTAGAGATGGGAAACATCCAGGACCTTTAAGTAATGAACACTTTGCTAATCAAATTTTAGAACACTTAACTACTTTTTCTGAAAAGAGAACAGCTAATAAACCTATTAAACTAATTTAACCTATTTATATAAAAATATTTAAGAAATGGCAACTAAATACACACTATCTTATAATGCATCAGTAGATCTAGGATCTGTTCGAAAAACATTAGAAGAATTACAACCAGGAGAATCTATCATTACATACAATACAGAAGAAGGTATATTTGAAATATCTGAGATAGTTTCTGTAGAAGTTGATCCGGATGTAGATTACGAAAAAGACTACCAGGGTATAAAAATAAACTACCTCCCTCAAGTATTAACATTGGATTCTATAATTTACGTAAAAGAGGAGTTAGAAGGAGATGTATTTTTAGGATACTTTACAGATGAAGCACCGGAAGTAGAAGGTATTGCTAACAAAAAATTAGTAAAAGTTCAAGCCGAAGTGCACAAGATGTTTGACGGACAAAATTGGGTAACTATTGACACACTAGGAGTTATGGCATGTCAAGGTAGGTTAGCACATATTACCGTTGCTAAAAATCATTCACTATTTACAGGAAACCCATTATTATCAGACTATAGAGCAAAATAATAAAATGGAAGTAGGTTTTATTGGAATAGGTAAGTTAGGAAAAGATGCAGCCGAAGTAATGGCAGAAAAGCATAACGTTGAAGGGTACGATATAAATAAAGACGTAGCCGCAACAGTTAGTTTTAAAATGGTTAACAGTATAGAAGAACTGTGTAAGAATAAAGATCTAATCTTTATAGCCGTACCTACACCGCACCATCCTGATTATGATGGAAGATACCCAACATCTCACCTACCTAATAAAGATTTTGACTACAGCATTGTTAAAGATATCTTAGAAAAAGTAAACGAATATACAACAAAAGACCAACTAGTAGTATTAATCTCAA